TCGAACAACAATTGCCATCAGTTATGCAATCTTCTTTTGCAATTCTCTGTTTGCATTGATTATTGACTCCTCAATAGTTTTATCAATCTCCATTGTAATTCTTTGTCGGTATTTATCAACTGCTGGATAAATGTATCTTGGTGCTCGACCACGACCAGTTGAGTTTAATGCGTCAATCATTGATCTGCCTTGACCATTTATTCTGTGCCTCATAATTGTGTTGCCCTTTGCGTAGGCTCTTGTCATTCCAGATGTTTTAATCTTGTTTGCTTTTCCAGCAAATTCAGCAATCTGAACACCTGCATTAGTAATAATTAACTTTGCTGTTGCTGTTCTTTGTCTGCGAGCACTTCTTGAGGTTGATAATTTTATTTGTATTCTGACTGCTCTCTTTGGCCACGCAGTTCTTCCATTATGATTAAATCCACGAATTGGTGCAGAGGTTGGAATATTTGACCTAATGGCTGTGACTAAAGGTGAAGCAACTTCAGCAATATCTTGACGAAGATCTTTGACAACATTTTTTTGATATTTATTTAATACTGCAAGTGATTGGTTTATTCCTAGCACTTTTTGATTAACGATCATGTGGACGTGTCATCTCCGTTGCTTTCCAGCGCAGATACATTCCTAATGTGAATAACATTCTGTCAGACTCTTGCATTAAAAGTGAGGGAGCAATTCCTGTCTCAGTGGCCAGATACGCTATGTACCAATGCGCACTTGCGTCACCAAGACCAATTATTTTGGGCTTTCTTCACTCACTTCAACTGAATCAACATCATCTAACCAGTTGTCAAAGTCTTTTTTGGTTGCACTTGTTCTTTTTTCAGAATGCCAAGCAAGATACAACAGGTCAGTAATTTTGAACTCCTCTTGGAGTCTTGCAACTGACCTGTCAAATCTTTCTTCAAATGCAACGAGATCTTTAGCAGAACAGGTTACTTCTTTTGGTGTTGCACCTGAATATGTTACGCGCAGATTGATTTTCATATTTAGACAGTTCCTCTTACAATTGTTCCTGTTGTTGGCCAAGTCACAGACAGTGTGGCAATATCGCCGACTGAACTCGAAAATGGGCTGTACTGTGTGACAAGGCATTCTGCCGTATATTTAGGTGACGTGGCTGTAACTGTTCCTGATGCGCTTTGGATAATTACTGTTGCAATTGTTCCAAGTAAAGGATTAAGTGTTGCATCAACTGAACCTGCACCAAAATCTTGCATAAAGTTCAAAGTAACAGAACCAGTCTTTAATCCACCAATTCTTGTTCTAAAGTTCTGACCAAACGCTGTAGTTTCTACTTCGTCTGCTTCTTGTGATAATTCAACTGAATTTAAGTTTGTTGAAAAATCAACACCAGCAACGGTGATTTTGTGATCTATTGCTGCAAATTTTGCCATTTATTTCTCCTGTTTGCTTTTTAGTTTGCGTAGCAAAGTACTGTAAACTCTGCTGATAAATATATTACATCACCAATCGTGAGTTCTCCATAATTTCTCATCTCAGTGACCCTGCAATCAAATGCGTTACCACCTAAAGTCTTATCAGACTCAACTGCAAGTTTGATACTTGAAGATCCTGTGCTTGACACAAAAGCATCAAGTTTGTTTTGTGCTGTTCTCTCATCAACTCTGCCTACAATCACAGATACAACAAACGTGTAGGTTTGCATACCTCGTCTGAAAACATCATCAAAAGAAACAGAGATTGGTGTGACTAAAGCAATTGGTGGATTTGGGTTGTCTGGAAGTGTTGGACTTGTTCTTAAACCAGATATTGTTGCAAGGTTAGTTGCAATTGCAGTTCGCAGATCGGTTATTGATGCCATTAAATGTAGTTTCTCATTCTGCGATATGGGGCAACAAGTTGTGCAACATCAGGATCAAGATCTCTTGTAACACGAATTGCTCCAAGATCACCAAAGCCAGCAACTCCTAATGGAGAGTCAAGGCGTTTGTAAATTCTTGATGATTGAATAATTGTTGCTTGTTTAATTGCAATTGGAACAGACGGCCAACCATAAACTGCAGTGAGTTTCACTAAGGCTTCTCCACCTGAGATCGGCCAGAGATAATCTCCGACTGCCCTAATGTTTGTGAAAGGCCATGCTTGTCCATCTAGAAAACCATTAAGTGGTTCAAGTTGGTAATCATCTGTTGCCCAAGTTGTATCAAAAACATTGTCAGCGTTATTTGCTGTTTGTAAAGTTATTGTTGATGATGATATGTCGTCTATCTCGCAATTAAAATCATCAAGCGCAACAAAATATCGTGTTGCTGTTCCTATTGCATAAAACTGTCGACCAGCGTGACCATCAATTAGTCGAGAAGCAGATTCAACTGCCATCTCTAAAATTGAATCATCAACATTGTCGGTGATCCTGAGGGCTGCTTTCACTTCGTTGAGTGAGGCGTAGCCGTTTGTTATTGCCAAAATAACTCCTAAACTCTTATCATAAGTCTAGTCTAAAAAATTTGTCCCCAGTTGCCTTTGTATTTGATCAGGTGATCATTTTCCAGTACAAGGTTTTCCCGACCAAAAACAACTTCTTTTTTCGTAGCATTTCTGTCACTCAACTCAGGGTACGCAGTTTTCAACTTATAGGCTTGACTGCAATATATCTTAGTCCACTCAATTTCGTACTTGATTGCATCTTGTTTAGTCTCAGGGAGTGGTATGTGTATTTTTTCAAGAACACTTCTTTCATATACCCCCATATACATTCCAAAAGGAACAGGGTCATCAGTTAATGCAATAGATCCCTCATCATCTAATAAATTAAAAATGTTTTGATCTTTAATGACCACAGAATCCTGTAAAAACATAAACCGATCTATATTGGTTTTATGAAAAATGGTATGAATTTTACCTAACTCAAAAGTGTAATCAGATAAAACTAAAACAGGTCTTTGGATTGACTCTAAACATTGTTTCAACCAATTTTCCCTGCCTGGGGTTGTTCCAACAACAATCATATTTTAGTTTTTATTTGTGTACTTGATACGCCCTTAGTGTAAGGAATGTAGATCAAACTTATGTTTTGTTCATCTAACCAATCCTGTGTAAAATTCATTTGTTTGTAGTAATCCTTTCTTGCCCAATCAGATCCGATAGCAACAACATCTATGAGTTGTGCTAAAACAATAGACTCTTTAGAATCCTCTTGCCCATAGTTTTCTATAACTGAATCAACATATTTACAAGATTCTAAAATTGTTTTGCGATCTTGATATGGGATAATAGGATATTTGCCTTTGTATTTGTAAATAAATTCATCTGTATTAAGTGACACAATTACTTGACCTGATGATCCTGCTATCTCATAACAGCGTTTCAATAAATTAAGATGACCAACGTGAAACAAATCAAATGTTCCACCTGTGTACACTCTTAGTCCCACGAATTTTGTCTCCTGCGTCTAATCGACCAAACTCCTGACGAATAATCTTTGTTGTTTATTTTGTTTTGGTAATAGTTAGCATTGTTGTCAAAAGTTTCATTGTTCTTTGCTTGAAAACCTGCTTTAAGAGTTGATGAATTATCGTGAGCCAAAGGAATAAAACTGTCAGAGACATCAATACCAGCCTCTTTACAACGGCGTTCATAATCATTGTCCTCAAAATATGCTGGATGTAATGCTTCATCAAATAAACCAACTTGATCTACAACTTTCCAACCAAGACTAAAAGCACACCAACTAGGTGCACCATTTGATAACAACAGTTTATTTGGATTGGATAGTTCATCAAACATTTTCAGGGAGTCTCCACCCCATTCAACATCAAAGTTAGAAATCAACCACCAATCAGAATTAGGCAAACACTTGATTCCAAGATTCCAAGATGAAGCAACCCCAAGATTTGATGGGATCCTTAAATGCCAAATTTTTGCAATCCATTGATTCCACACAGGCACATAGTCGTAATCTTTTGCCCCATTGTTTATGATTAGAAGATCTTTGACTGGGTAATTGATTGACATAATCATTCGGTCAAGCAGATCATGTCTAGCAAGAACTGGAACTATCATTGCTGGAATCACAGATGCCTCAAATCGTCAAAATAAGCCATGTTTTAGCCAAGTTTAGTGTTGTTTCATGTCGGGAGTCGTAACAGGGGGCTTCTTGTCAAATATTGCCCTCAGCGTTGGTTTCCAATGGGTTTCGTAAACATAGTTGGCTTCATATTGTTTAGCAAACTCAATTGCTTTTTCTGACCTGACCCGATCTCTCTTGTATGCCTGTTCTAATGCTTTAACAATTTCACTTACATTAGGGACATGAAAAAAAGATTTTTGTGGGGCATCCCAAAGAGGTTGACCACCGATCTTCCAGCCGTCACCAACAAGTTCTGCTGATGCGGCAAAGTCAGAAACAATCACTGGGGTACCACAGGCTTGCGCTTCAATCGTTGGAACACCAAAGCCCTCACCATAAGAGGTAGCAAGCAGAACATCCATAGCCGTATAAATTCCTGCCATAGTGTCAATACTCAAACCTGTGCGCAAAAGGTATGGATCAATAAAAATTACTTTGTCCTCTGGAATTCCAACAGACAAAATTAGATCCCTCATTTTTATTCCACCAAGAGAACCAGAGGCATCTGTATGT